ACTTTCGTTACGAGTTGGTATACTCACGGGTTGGCAAGTTCCTATCTTGAGGGTGCAAACTTTCTTACTGCAGCAGTTAGTACTCCAGCAGATGCTATGGGTCATTCTCTTCTTCTTCTCTGGGGTCCTGAGTCTCAAGGGGATATCGTCAGGTGGTTCCAACTTGGGGGACTCTGGACTTTTGTGGCACTCCACGGCGCCTTTAGTCTGATTGGATTCATGCTTCGCCAGTTTGAGATTGCCCGTCTGGTAGGTATTCGTCCTTATAATGCAATCGCATTCTCTGGTCCTATTGCTGTATTTGTTTCTGTATTCTTGATGTATCCACTGGGCCAATCCAGTTGGTTCTTTGCACCTTCATTTGGTGTTGCTGCTATCTTCAGGTTCCTTCTGTTTCTTCAGGGTTTCCACAACTGGACTCTCAACCCCTTCCATATGATGGGAGTTGCTGGTATACTAGGTGGAGCACTTCTCTGTGCAATTCACGGAGCAACCGTAGAAAACACTTTATTTGAAGACAGTGAACAAGCAAACACTTTCAAAGCATTTGAACCTACACAGGAAGAAGAAACGTATTCAATGGTTACTGCAAACCGCTTCTGGTCACAGATATTTGGTATTGCTTTTAGTAACAAGCGTTGGCTTCATTTCTTCATGCTATTTGTTCCTGTCATGGGTCTGTGGACTTCCAGCATTGGTATCATTGGTCTTGCCCTCAATCTTCGTGCTTATGATTTTGTAAGTCAGGAGATTCGTGCTGCTGAAGATCCTGAGTTCGAAACCTTCTACACTAAGAACGTTCTACTCAATGAAGGTCTTCGTGCTTGGATGGCACCAGTGGATCAACCTCATGAGAACTTTGTTTTCCCAGAGGAAGTTCTACCAAGAGGAAATGCACTCTAAAAAATAAATAAGAGGAGTTCTTCGAACTCCTTTTTTTATGGCATTTCTTCTAATCCTTTTCCTCTTCCAACTCTTTGGAATAATCATGTTTATATTGTCGATTACACAAGATCTTTAATACATACAACAGTTACTTTATAGCAATGAAAACCTTATCACTTTCTGAAGACCAAATAAAACTTCTTGCGGATGCTCTTTGGATGCGTCAGAGATGTTTTGTTGCGGGAGATAAAAGATTCAAAGAGTATGGATTAATGTTGGACGAACTTCTAGATGGAATGGATTACACACCTAAAAGATTTTGAAATGATTACTTCTGAAACACCATATAAACTATCAGAAATAATTCGTGATACTTGGCCCAACCTTTATCGTCCAATAAATTTGAAAAAAGAAAATGACAAAACTGTTCACACAAACGTCAGATCTACCTTACGATAAGCACAACTATAAGTTTGTTTATGCAGATGGTAGTTATAAAATTTTTGATTGCTATGAAGAAGCACAGATGGAATGGTTCCAATCTCCTCTTGAAACTCTAGGACTGATTGAAGTTGTAGATAAAAAGGTATCTAAGGGATTTAAATAAATAACTGAAGAGGAATAGTGTGACGTAAAATGTCTGCGATTAACGTTAATCTAATACTAGAACAGGGTACAGATTATGAGGTAGACTTTACTATCAGAAATGATGACGGAACCAGATTGAATCTTACTGGGTATGGTTCTTCTTGTTCTATGAAAAAAACTTATAGTTCTGCAACATCGTATCCTTTTATTGTTAGTTTTGTAGATAGAATTAACGGAGAGATAAGTATTTCAATGGGAAGATCGGACACTAGTTCGATAACCGAAGGAAGATATGTATATGATATTACCTTAACATCTCCCACAAATATTAGAACACGGGTTGTTCAGGGCAACATTATTGTCAGTCCTGGAGTTACTCTATGACAAAGTATAATGTTGTTGTATCACAAAATAGAAAAAGAGTAGATCGTGATTCACCTACAAAATATGATTTAGATGTTAGTTATCAGATTGCCCCTAAAGCAATTCAGTATACTAACATTATACTCTCAACGTCTCCTGGTTATAATGGGATTGGGCAAACATTTACCTTGTATGATGGTGCTAATGTTTATGCTCCTTTAAATGATCAGCAAATACTTGTCAGTAAAAATAATTTAATTTTAGAACCAGTTGAAGATTATACTGTATCTGGGACGAGTATAATTTTTACGACCCCACCCCAGTCAACAGATGATATTTTTATCATTGCTCTTGTTACTACTGCAGACCTAACAAGAACGATTAATTTTATTCTTGATAGTGGGAATGTTGATATGACATCAGGAACAAAGGGATATTTAACTATAGATGTCAGTGGAATTATACAATCTTGGACTTTGATTTCTGAGGAAACTGGTGGACTGAGAATCAATGTATTAAAATCAGATTTCAATACATATCCAAGTTTTACTACGATATGTGGTGCTGGAATAACAAATACAAGACCTCAGATCACCTCAAGTAATAAAGCTTTTAGTGATAACTTATCTACTTGGGATACTGCCATACGTGCTGGAGATATTCTAAGATTTGACGTTGATTATTCTATAGGCATAAAAAGATTTTTACTTGCCTTAAAATTAAAACTGTGATAAATAAATTTAGTTATAAACGTAATACGGAGATTGTAGATGGCACTTTTAGTACCAGCAATTGGTGAAGAAGAATCTCTTAGGTATCTTGTAGGGGCAAATAATCATATTCCCGATCTAGCTGCTACAAACCCAAGAAATTTAATTCTTAAATTATATTCTTCAAATACTAATCCAGCAGATGCTGATGTTCCTAGCAGATTTGCTTATTTTGAACCATATGCTGGTGGAGCAACGGCATCCCTATCTTGCGGGTACGGAACTGTTCCTGTCACTGGATATCCACTTGTAAGCAATGCAAGAACTGATTCCACTCAGAACTTTGGTAATGCATATGGTATTCTCCTAAACGGATCTCGTTGGCAGATCGTTAAGTCTGGAACTGCCGGAACTACAGTTACTGCAACGTATCCAGAGCAGACTTTTACTTTTACTGGAAGCACTGGTTCAAATACCAATGCTGGAAACATTTATGGTTATTATTTAACTAGAGCTCATAATCTTCCTCTTGGTCTTCTTGGCGTTGTTGATGCTGCAACAGTTGCAATCGGAACTGCTGTTAATAAAGGTAGCGATTCGTTCCCAACAATTGGAGTTGTTGGAAATACATATTTCACTGTTGATGGCAGTATTAACCTTAATGATGTTACAACCGGAATGGGCGTAACTCACCTTGCATTAGGTGGACAAACTGTTGGCATTGCATCAACTGCAAGAGTTGTTGGTGTTGATAGAAGCACCAATAGAGTTTACATTGATTCACCTCTTCTTGCTAACATTCAGGTTGCTACTGGATCGACAGTTAGATTCCTTTATTCAAAGGTAAGCACTGGATCATCTGCACATAGACTTAATGCTGGAGATGTCATCTATATTGCTCCTAATGCAACCAATACTGCATCGCCAGTTGGTCAAGGTTGCACTTCAGTAGCAAATACTTATACTGTATTCTCAGTTCCTAATGAAAATGAGTTCTTCACGACTCCTTCATTCCATGGAGCAGGATCTGCAACCTTGTTTAATAGTATCTTCTACTCAGAAAGATTCACAAACGGTCCTTACAACATTCAAAACCCAGGTGACGAAATCAAAGTAACTCTGAATGTAAGCCTTGAGTGATATAAAAACCAATATTATTTGATTTTTGGGGAGTGCTTAATAGAAAGCCTCCCCTTTTTTAATCAAAAGAGGTTAGGAAATGATAGAGTCTTATGAAAATTATGGAAGCATCTTAGATTTTCCCACAGAAATTGTTGACTGTGGGGGGATTTGGTGTCTTTTGTTTTTTCAAGAAAACTTTGGATGTATTGGCATTGTTAATACCTTTGCATATGTTTCAAATGGTTCTTGTGGATCATTGAAAGGCAAATCTCAAAATAAATTTGTTTCCAAAGAATTTGTTCCTCATCTTGATCTTAATGATGTAAGTATTATCTTCTTTGGTGTCATTTTAGTTTGGATTGGATTTGGAACTTTATTTGAACTTGACAACGGAAGTGAGAGAATAGTATCTCCATATTTGACTGGGGGTTCAGTACGATGAGCAATATTTTTATATACCCCGACTATTACAGCGAGAAAGATAACGGATATATTCTAGCTCCTTATGGTTATGCAACAAATGAAGATCTTGGGACAATTACATCATCAAACGATACGTATGACAATCTTGGGTTAATTACCAATTTATCCCCAGAAACCCCAACATCTGATTCTTACGGACTTATTACATCCAGACCTGTTTACTATCTGGATAACGGAACTTTAATTGATGCAGTACTTCAAATTCAGATACTTGATGGTTCTGAGGATCTTGGAGAACTGTATTTAACTGATGTAGTAGATTTTGGTGAAATTAATCTAGGTTCAAATCCACCATCTGTTTTAAACTATACTACGAAGAATGTTGATACCTCCGAAGATTATGGATCTTTAAGATATGGATTAGGAGATCCATTCTCAATCGAAAGTTATGGATTGATTTCTCAACCTGTTACTGAAACAGAATCGTATGAGTTAATTTCTACTCCAACTTATTCATACGGAACCACTAGTAAAACAACAAATTATGGTTCCTCATCAATTTTATATCCACAATCACCTGATGATTATGAACTTATTGCAAATGTTTCTTCAGAAAATATTGATTATGGATTATTGCAAACTCCTTATGATGAAATAATAACATATGGTCAAATAATCTATGGATATAATGAGATAGTTTATCCATATGGAACGTTCTCTATTTTGGGAACTGCAAGAGAAAGATTTACTCCATCTTCAGAAATTGGTTCCGGTTCTATATCTGCTTCTGGCATCAAGAGAGAAGCAATTACAGATTTTTATGGTCCAGATTCTGTTGCCGTAGATACTTATATTGAATCTTTAGAAGACTATTTTAGTGTAACTGATACAATTGATTATGGATTTGTAAGAGATTATCTGCCAGCAAATCAATACTCTGATTATGGATCTGTTTCTGAAAGTCTCCCTGCAAATCAATACTCTGATTATGGCAATTTAACTTCAAATAATGTTGAGAATTCTGATTATGGATTCATAATATCCTCTGCAGATGAAGTTGATTCTTATGGATTCTTATATTCATTAATTACTCCATTCGGTCTCTTCAATATTTCGGGATCGGCTAGAGATTCATTTAGACCTGCATTTGTAGGATCTGGAACAGTTCAGGAAACAGGAACCAAGATTGAAAAGAATACCGATTCTTATAACCTTGGGTCTATACTTCCTGGTGGTTCTTCTGAAAACTATGGTTCTGTTGGAATCTCCACAACCAACAATGAGTCTTATGGATTAATTACTGGTTACGTAGATCAAGCAGAGAACTACTATTACATCTTCTATCCTGCCGGAGAGACTGTAGTTCCTTATGGAACCATTCGGGTTTCTGGGGAATCGCTTGATGTATTTAAAACTCAGTTTGCTCAAGATGGTTCAGGATCCATCACTGCTAATGGAATTGCCGGCGAAGCAATTACTAAGTTCTATGGTGTTGATTCCGACTCTATTGATACAAATGTTGAATTCTCTACTTCTTATGGACTTGTCAGCGACACCATAGACGATAGTGAAGATTATGGACTTATAACTTCAGAGATAATAGAACTTGATATCTATGGATTCCTTTATCCAAGGATTGTTCCATTCGGTCTCTTCAATATTTCTGGATCTGCTGGAGAATCCTTCAAACCAACTACTTATATTGGTTCCGGAACGATTCAGGAAACGGGAATTAATCAGGAGAAGAACACCGATTCATATAATATTAACTCTATATTATTTGGTTCTGCTTCAGAAAACTATGGTTCTGTTGGAATCTCTACAACTAACAATGAGTTCTATGGTTTAATTACTGGTTATGTGGATCAAGTAGAAGATTACCACTACGTCTTCTATACTGCAGGTGAAAATGTAACTCCATTTGGAACTATTCAGATTTCTGGAGAATCTTTCAACGAACTTAAGATCCAGTTTTCTCAAGAGGGTTCTGGATCTATTGCAGCTAGTGGAGTTTCTGGTGAAGCAATCACCAAGTTCTATGGTGTTGATTCCGACTCTATTGATACAAATGTTGAATTCTCTACTTCTTATGGTTTAGTTACTGATTCTGTAGATGTCTCGGAAGACTATGGACTCGTAACTTCAGAGGTAACAGAACTTGATATCTATGGATTCCTTTATCCAAGGATTGTTCCATTCGGTCTCTTCAATATCTCTGGAACTGCGGGAGAATCCTTCAAACCAACTGCCTATATTGGTTCTGGATCAATTGATAATGGTGGTATTGTTGAAGAGAAGAACACCGATTCATATAATATTAACTCGGTTCTCCTTGGTGGTTCTCCAGAAGATTATGGTTCTGTTGGAATCTCCACAACTAATAATGAATCTTATGGATTAATTACTGGTTATGTAGATCAAGCAGAGAATTATGATTACATTTTCTACCCTTCCGGAGAAACCATTTATCCTTATGGAACTATCCAGATTTCTGGAGAATCTTTCAACGAACTTAAGATTCAGTTTGATCACGAAGGTTCTGGCTCCATTTCTGCATCTGGAGTTGCCGGTGAAGCAATCACCAAGTTCTATGGTGTTGATTCTGATTCTATTGATACTAATGTCGAATTCTCCACATCTTATGGTTTAGTTACTGATTCCGTAGATGTCTCCGAAGACTATGGACTTGTAACTGTTTCTGTTGATGATGTTGATTCTTATGGGTTCCTTTATCCAAGGATTGTTCCATTCGGTCTCTTCAATATTTCTGGAACTGCTGGGGAATCCTTTAAACCAACTGCCTATATTGGTTCTGGATCAATTGAAAATTCGGGACTCCTTGAAGAGAAGAATACTGATTCCTACAACCTTGGATCTATTCTTCCTGGTGGTTCTCCAGAAGATTATGGTTCTGTTGGAATCTCTACAACTAACAATGAGTTCTATGGTTTAATTACTGCTCCTGTTGACCAAGTAGAAGATTACCACTATGTCTTCTATACTGCTGGAGAAAATGTAACTCCATTTGGAACTATCCAGATTTCTGGTGATGCCTTTACTGAACTTAAGATTCAGTTTGATCATGAAGGTTCTGGTTCCATTTCGGCATCTGGAGTTGCCGGTGAAGCAATCACTAAGTTCTATGGTGTTGATTCGGATTCTATTGATAGTAATATCGAATTCTCTACTTCTTATGGACTTGTCAGCGACATCATAGACGATAGTGAAGATTATGGTTTAATTACTTTAGATGCAAGTGAACTTGATATCTATGGATTCTTGTATCCTAGAATTGTACCATTTGGTCTCTTCAATATCTCTGGAACTGCTAGTGAATCCTTTAAACCTGCATTTGCTGGTTCTGGATCAATTGAAAATTCGGGACTCCTTGAAGAGAAGAATACTGATTCATATAATATCAACTCTGTTCTACTTGGTGGTTCTCCAGAAGATTATGGTTCTGTTGGAATCTCTACAACAAATAATGAGTCTTATGATCTGATTGTTGATCTAATTGATCAAGTAGAAGATTATTACTATGTCTTCTATACTGCTGGTGAAAATGTAAATCCATTTGGAACTATTCAGATTTCTGGATCTGCTAGCGACAAACTTTCTCCAGGAACTGCAGTTGGTTCTGGCTCCATTTCTGCATCTGGAGTTGCCGGTGAAGCAATCACCAAGTTCTATGGTGTTGATTCTGATTCTATTGATACAAATGTTGAATTCTCTACTTCTTATGGACTTGTTAGTGACTCTGTAGATAATACTGAAGACTATGGTTTAATTGTCTCTGAAGTAACAGAACTTGATATCTATGGATTCCTTTATCCAAGAATTGTTCCATTCGGTCTCTTCAATATTTCTGGAACTGCTAGTGAATCCTTTAAACCTGCATTTGCTGGTTCTGGAACAGTTCAAGAAACAGGAACCAAGATTGAAAAGAATACTGATTCTTATAACCTTGGATCAATACTTCCTGGTGGTTCTCCAGAAGATTATGGTTCTGTTGGATCTGTGGCAACAGAATCTGATTCTTATAATTTAATCATTGATCCAATTGATCAAGTAGAAGATTATTACTATATCTTCTATACTGCTGGCGAAAATGTAAATCCATTTGGAACTATTCAGATTTCTGGATTAGCTAACAGTAAAATTGTCCCAGAATTCAGTGGTTCTGGAACAATTAATATTACTGGATATGCTCTTGTTCCACAAAGATATTTGGGATCCGGAAACTTCAGTGCCTTTGGTGGATCAGCAGAAGTATCTGGTTCTAACCCACCAGATCAAGTTGTTCCCATCGTTATCTCTGGTGCTGCTTCAGACCTCAAGAATACTTACTCTAATGTTGGTTCTGGAACCATTGTTATTGATGGAAGTGCTGCAACTGAAGTTCGTGGAAAACCACAATGGGAAGGATCGGGAACAATTGAAATTACTGGAACTAAAGTTGAGAAACGTTCCTTCAGTCAACTTGGATCTGGAACTCTATTTGCAATCAACGGTTCTTCTGAAGCATCTGGTTCGAACCCACCAGATCAAGTTGTTCCAATTGTTATTTCTGGAACTAAAGTTGAGAAGCGTTCCTTCAGTCAACTTGGATCTGGAACTCTATTTGCAATCAACGGTTCTTCTGAAGTATCTGGATCCAATCCTCCAGATCAAGTTGTTCCAATCGTTATCTCCGGAACTGGTGCAGAATCCTTTGTTCCTGCTACAGCAATTGGTTCTGGAACCTTTAGTGCTCTTGGTGGATCAGCAGAAGTTAAAGGTTCGAACCCACCAGATCAAGTTGTTCCAATTGTTATTTCTGGAACCAAAGTTGAGAAGCGTTCCTTCAGTCAACTTGGATCCGGAACTCTATTCTCAATTAGTGGATCTTCTGAAGTATCTGGTTCTAACCCACCAGATCAAGTTGTTACAATTGTCATCTCTGGAACTGCAGCAGAATCCTTTATTCCTGCTACAGCAATTGGTTCTGGAACCTTTAGTGCTCTTGGTGGATCAGCAGAAGTATCTGGATCCAACCCTCCAGATCAAGTTGTTCCAATTGTCATCTCTGGTGCCGCTACAAATCTTAAGAATACTTATGCTAATGCTGGTTCTGGGACCATTGATATTAGTGGAAGTGCAATCGAAAGATTCAAAGGACAACGTATTTACTTTGCATCTGGAACGGTAACATTCTCTGGAACTGCAGCAGAATCCTTTATTCCTGCTACAGCAATTGGTTCTGGAACCTTTAGTGCTCTTGGTGGATCAGCAGAAGTATCTGGTTCTAATCCACCAGATCAAGTTGTTCCAATTGTCATCTCTGGTGCTGCTTCAGACCTCAAGAATACTTATGCTAATGTTGGTTCTGGAACAGGTGTATTCTCTGGTGCCGCCACAAATCTCAAGAACACTTATGCTAACGCTGGTTCTGGATCTGGTGTATTCTCTGGAACTGGTGCAGAATCCTTTGTTCCTGCTACA